ACATCAATGACATCGTCGCGACTATTGAATACGGCGAATGGGACCTCGGCATAAACACAGACCGACGAGTGTGTGTGTACACATCGGAATCAAAGGATTTTGAAAAAAAGTATGGAGACTTCCACAATGAACAAGGTATTACGTTCTGTTCGGAAGATGACCCCGAGGAAATCGTCATCACACAAAACTTTGGACCTGAGGAGATGACCCTGTGCGTTGATGTGTGTCCCCATCTCGGTGAAGAGTATCCGCACGTCCTCAGAGACCTTGAGCGTAAAATCCCCGATGACGACGAAGACTACAGGTACGTCCTTCTCGTCGATGAGTGCACGGTTGAATCGTGTGAATGGGAAGACCTCGTAGAAATCTTCGAGCAGCACGACATCACCCTCTGCTCGTTTAAGGAATTGATGCAATAATTAGATTGAGAATATGCACATACGCTGGAATCACACATGTTTCCTCTGTTCACATCCCATAGATTTTCACGTGTCCCCTGAAACCGGCTACGAATGGCTGGCGTACTATCACTACAGATTCATATACAACCCCGTTCCATTGTTTATGAATCGTATGTACCTCAAATACATTGGCAAAAAGATGCGTCGCGTGTGTACCCACTGTTTCATCACCTACCGACCCATACCATTTAAAGTCCTTCGTGACCGGGAGATTGGAAAGGCACGGGTGCGTCACCTCCCCCCTTTAAGTATGACGCGTAATGAAATTAAGGAATGGCTCGAGGAAATGCCCAAATTTTTTTATCCATAATACACAATTTCAATGTACAAAATCTTAATAAACTTTGAAAAAAAAATGAAAAATTCCCCCCCAGTGAGCAGAGACACACGTAAAATCAAGACATCGTCATGGAGGAGACTATTCAAAAACTCACGCACATAGAACACATACTTAAGAGACCAGACAGCTATGTGGGACCAGTGGAACAGAATAGGGAACAATACTGGGTTCTTGAAGGTGATGCGTTCGTGAAAAAGTGTGTACAGTACAGTCCCGCGTTGTTGAAGATTTTTGATGAAATCTTGGTGAACGCCATAGATAGAAACTCACTGTTCCCAAAGTTGGTGACAAACATCTTGGTCGATATAGATAGGACCACTGGTGCCATCACGGTGTCAAACAACGGTCCTCTCGGTGGCATCGCGGTGTGTGAACACCCGACGGAAGGGTGCTGGAATCCTGAACTTACTTTTGGACATCTGTTGACGAGTACAAACTATGATGACACACAGAAACGCATCGTCGGGGGACGCAATGGCTATGGGGCAAAGTTGGCAAACATCTATTCTTCCAGTTTTGAAATCGTCGTCAAAGATGGTGAAAACAAACGCGTGTACACACAAAGTTGGTGCAAGAACATGACACAGTGTAACCCACCAAAGTTGAAAAAGTTTCAAGGTGCCACCTCGGTGGTGAGCATCACCTTCATTCCAGATTGGAAACTCTTTGGTATGAAAGGAATGACTGATGACATTTATGAAATTTTTCAAAAACGGGTGTGGGATTCAAACATTTGTACAAGCCTCAACTGCAAGGTTAAATTTCAAGGTGAACCTTTACCAAAGATGTCTTTTGACAAGTATGCAAAAATGTACACACAGACGACAACCATCGCCAGCGTCACCACTGACCGATGGTCTGTGTGTATCGCCCCATCACAAGATGGTTTTGAACAAGTCTCTTTTGTCAATGGCATCTGTACCACAAAAGGTGGAAGCCACGTGGACCACGCGGCACAGCAGGTGGCGGCGTCAATCATCGATGAAGTCTCAAAAAAAATTCAACTCAAACCTCAACAAGTCAAAAATACCTTCTTCATCTTTGTCAAAGCCACCCTTGAAAATCCAAGTTTCTCATCACAGGTGAAATCAGAGTGCACCTCCAAAGTTGCAGACTTTGGTAGTCGCTTTGAACCACCAAAGACTTTCGTGAAAGCAGCTTTACGGTCTGGTATTCAAGAAGAGTTGACGACACTTTCAAAATACAAGGAAATGCAACAGCTGAAAAAAACTGATGCCGGTACAAAGAAATCAAAAATTTCAGGCATCCCCAAACTCGATGACGCAAACAAAGCTGGCACTGCACAATCTCACAAATGTACGCTGATTGTAACTGAAGGTGATTCAGCAAAGACGTTGGCGGTTGCAGGACTTTCTGTTGTTGGTCGTGATTACTACGGGGTGTTCCCTCTTCGTGGGAAATGTAAAAATGTCCGAGATGCATCTGTGAAAACATTGACTGAAAACAAAGAGTTTAGTGACCTCAAGAAAATTCTTGGATTGCAGCAAGGTAAAAACTACGAGGACACCAAAGACCTTCGCTACGGACGCCTTCTCATCATGACTGATGCCGACCACGATGGCTCACACATCAAAGGACTTCTTCTGAACATGTTTCACTTTTTCTGGCCATCACTGTTGCATATCAATTTCGTGGAGAGCATGGTGACACCAATCATCAAAGCAACAAAGGGGAAACAAACTTTAAGTTTTTACACCGACCATGCTTTCAAGGTGTGGTACAACAATAACATTTATGGAAACTGGAAAATAAAATATTACAAAGGTTTGGGGACATCAACATCTCAAGAAGCTCGTGAATATTTTAAAAATATTGAAAAGCTTGTGGTGAAATTTGATGTAGACACCATGACTGATGAATCTATGACTTTGGCGTTTGATAAGAAAAAGGCGGATGACAGAAAAACATGGCTCTTGGACACATCTCTGAAAGACACCACACAACTTGAAATCCCCTATGGAAACATCGCGCGTCTCGGCATCAGTGACTTTGTTCATAAGGACCTCGTGAACTTTTCCATGGCTGACCTCAAACGTTCTATCGCCCACGTCGCCGACGGTCTCAAACCATCTCAAAGAAAAGTTCTCTTTGCCTGTTTCCACAAAAATCTCAAAGAGGAGATGAAAGTGGCCCAGCTGGCGGCGTATGTGGCTGATAAGAGCGCCTACCACCATGGGGAAGTATCTCTGGCCGATACCATCGTCAAGTTGGCAAACGACTATGTGGGTTCAAATAACATGAACATGCTCGTTCCATGTGGTCAATTTGGTACAAGGTTGATGGGTGGTAAAGATGCGTCTCAGACTCGTTACATTTTCACCAAACTGGCACCAGAGGCTCGGAAGATGTTTCACGCCCTCGATGAACCCGTGCTCAAATACATGGAAGACGATGGTCGTACGATTGAACCAGAGTACTACGTCCCTGTGATTCCCATGGTTCTCGTGAATGGCACGGAAGGTATTGGTACAGGATTTAGTTCCTATGTTCCACCATTCAACCCCACTGACATTGTGAAAAACCTTGAACGCGCGATTCGAGGAATGTCTCTCGTAGAGATGACTCCCTTTTTTCGCGGATTTAAAGGAACCATCACAAAAGATGGGACATCATGGGTGGCCGATGGTGTGTGGAAACACGGGTACAAATCTTTGACAGTCACTGAACTCCCCCCGGGGCGATGGACACAGGATTTTAAAGAACATCTCGATGACTTGGTTGATAAAAAAATAATTCAAAACTATACAAATAATTCAACAATTGAAGATGTTCACTTTGAAATCAATGGATACAATGGCGATGATGTCATCAAAGATTTCAAACTGAGAAAAACAATTCACACAACAAACATGCACCTGTTCCACCCAGACAGAGGTATAGTGAAATACACATCACCTGAAGAAATACTTTCAGATTTTGTACACATCAGACTGGAACATTACAAAAAAAGAAAGGAACATCTCATCATCGAGTGTGAAAAGAAAGCACGTCTCTCCACCCACAAAGCTCTGTTTGTGAAGATGGTTGTTGATGAAAAACTCCGAGTCTTTAAAAGAAAAAGAGATGAACTTGAAAATGAAATGATACGTCATTTCCCCATGATTGATGGAAAGTTTGATTACCTTCTCAACATCAGAACGTATCAGTACACCGAAGACGCGGTGGAAGAACTGATGCGAGATGCCGCACAAGCAGAACAAGACCTTCGCGATTTGAAAAAACTATCACACACAGACTTGTGGCAAATGGATATTAAAAATTTATGAGCGTACAATAAGTATGGGTGAAGCCGCACACGTGGCGCTCAGTGCCATCGGCAAACAGGATACGCACCTCCTGTCCAAAGACCCAGAACAGAGTTTTTTTAATTACAAGACAGAACAACACTCTCAATTTAAAAAGTATCACAAAAATAGAAATATCACCCCACCATCGAACAGACCCGACACCTGGCCATTTGGTGAAACCATCAAAGTCCAGTACAACCCGCGAAATATGGGTGACCTGTTGTCTAACATGTACCTGAGCCTCACGCTCCCAGCACTCGAGGTTGGTGGGAACTACGCCGACCAGGTGGGACGGCACATCTTGTCCCATGTGAAAATGTTTGTCGATGAGTTGGAGGTGGAGACATTTTGGTCAGATTGGGGAATCATCTATGATGAACTGTACACGGAAATGTCTGAAAAGGTGGCGAACCGTTTTCTTCTCAACAGGTCTCTCGCTTTTGATAGTTCAGAAGCGTCTAACAACTATGCCGAGTACCAATCGGATGTCGTGATTCCCCTTAATTTTTTCTTTTCACGAAAGTTTGCGTCTGATGAATACGAAACAAATCAACCAAACCGACCCTATTTCCCAGTGTGTGCGTGTCATCGTCAAAAGATTGAATTTGAATTCACCTTTCAACCACAAACATTTTTCGCAAACACCGCGACGACGCTCTCATTGTCAGAGTTTGACATCGTCACTGAAGAGATTACATTGAGTCCAGAGGAACGGTTGTATTCTATGAATCATCAGGGATTGTGGATGACTGATGTGGTGATGAAACATCCAACGATTGTGACCGACCCTTCTCAAACTTTTATTAAAAATCAACTGGTTCCTAAAATTCCTGTAAAAACTATCCACTGGTTTTTCAGAAATACAAAATTTGAAGACCCCGCCGTCGTCAAGAGCCCTGGAGAAAACCAAGATGAAGGTGAATTTTACATTCACAACAGGTTTAACTTTAGCTCTAACGTCAACTTTGATGAACTCAACACCTTCTTCTACCCTGTGATGGACAAGTCAAAGTTTTACATCGAAGGCACCCAGCTGCCAAACATGACATCCACAGACCACACGTTTTATAAATATTACGTCCCTTATGAAAAACGTTTGTCTCGTCCAATCAGAAATATTTATTCGTACAGCTTCTCGATGTATCCAGTAAATGTGCAACCATCGGGAAGTTTAGATTTTAGTCAAATACAATCA